TCTCTCATTTTAGAAAAAGAGGCAGTAGGTATTTTTACACCTAACTCTTGCGCTGTTTTTTCTGCTTGAGCAATAAGTTTGTCAAAAGTTGTTATGTTTTTTTTTGCTTGTTTAAGCTGCGGAGATACTTTTTTATTTAGTTTGTCAATATTTTTTTGAACATCTTTGATACCTCTTGAGTTTGCATCAAGTTCTTTATCTGCTCTTTCGCTTTTTTGTTTTGCGCTTTCTAACTTATCTCTTAAGTCAAAAAATTCTTTTCTAAATTTATCCGAGTTAGTTATAAGTTTAGATTGGTCTTTTTCTCTGTCTTTAAGAAGTTTTTGGTTTCTTGCAACAATATTTTCGTTGTCCCTTAACTCTTTTATAATTGTGTCAGACTGTTGCAAAACATCGTTTAAATCGTCAATAATACCTAACTCTACTTTTTGAGTTGTTAGTTCTGTTTTTTCTTGTAGCTTTTGTGCTTTTGATAATTGATTTAATACTTTTTGAAATGTGTTCATTTTATTTATTTATTTGTTATACGTTTCCTATACCTTGCGCTCTTAAACTTCCATCACAGCATTTGGTTTTGTAAGTGTTATCTTCACACAAACAACCGCCTCTGCGACTTCCTTTAGGACTTGTTTTACTTGGTGTTATAAATTTTTTAATTCTCTTTAGCATCCTTGCCCTCTGTTTAACTTTTTATAGTTCTTACTTGACTTTAGTTTACTTGTTTTGCTTTTAGCGTGTACTCCTTTACGTCTTACTTTCTTTTTCTCTATTTGTATCGCTACCTTACGCATTAGCTTGGATTAATAGCTTTTAAATCGTTTATATTTCTTTTTATTACAGAAATTCTTTCTTTTATATCTGATTTTCTACTATCTAAATCATCAAGTACACCAAAATTATTTCTATTAATACCAATTTCTTGTATTGCTTTTTCTAATCTTGGTGTTATTCTTTCTACTTCTTTAAGTAATTGCTCATATTTATTTAAAACATCTTTATATTCCATTTCAGCTTTTACAACAAAACCAAAAGCGTTATCTTCATCAATAGAACTATACTCAGATACAACTTTTTTAGCATCATCAACTAAAGCCAATTCTACTTTCTGTGGCTCTTGCTTTGCTAAATACTCGTTAATTCTTTTAAGTGCTTTTTCTCTACTCATTTTAATTTATTTTATAGGTATACAATTAGGTACTAACTTTCCGTTTTTCATTTTCATTCCGTACTGCTCATATCCAGCGGTACAAGGTGCTTTAAGTTTGTGTTGTTCGCAAGGCATATACCAAGTTTTACCCTCAAACTCGTGTGTGTGTATTCCATCGCACCCAATGTTTGATGCCATCTCTTTAGCTTTTTCTTCTGTTGAGTAGCCTAAGCGATCGTCTATAATAGCAAAGTCTTCGTTTATTACCATAGAAGCAAGGCTCAACTCTCCGAACTCTTTTAGTTTCTTAGCAGCATAACGCTTACCAGCTAAACCACCCCATAATAAATAAGAGATAGTGCCACAAGCTTGTTTGTCATTCTCGTCATAGTATTCTTCTGCTCTTGACAAGTAAGAATACATACGCTTAATTGTTTCTTCACTTATTGGCTTACCTTGTGCTAATTGTTGCGCTCTAATCTTACCGACTTCAGTAGCGCATTTGTTGTTTACCTTTTTGTTAAGGTCTATACCTCGTTTAGCATTGTTCTTTACTGCATCTGGGTAATCTGTGTAGCTTTCTAAGGTTGTTTTTTTACCACTACTATATCTTTTGTCATTTTTGATTATTGCCTTAACTTGACTTAGTAAATACTCTGCTTCGGCTTCTTCTATTTTAGCAAGTTCGTCTTTTATACTTTCTTTTGGTCTTTCCATTTTGTCAGCAAAGTAACCCTCTATGCTAAAGCCTTTGACCTTGCCGGTTTTTACAAACTCATTCCAGATTTGATCGTTGTTTACTTTTACAGCACCTACCCAAGTGCCTAAAGGCAAGTCCATACCATACTTTACAGATTTGTCGTGTACCTTATCTTCTACAAGCCAACTCTCTACTAAACTAAGTCCGTTTAATTCGTATTGGTGTTCTAAGGTTGAGTTGTTTTGTTTGCCTTGCATTAAGTACATTTGCGAGGCTTTTAAGACAGTATCTTTTGAGAAATATATGTAGTACTCATCTTCGCCATTGCGTCTGTATATAGGCTTGTTTGGTATAAGTAGCGCACCCATAAGTATTCGCTTTTCTTTGTCTACCTCTGCAAGTTTAAACTCTTGTGATTTAAGTGCAATAAAATCTTCTTCTATTGCTGGGTTTTCTACTACGCTAATAGCTTCTATCCCTATTTCTTGGTTTTCGTCTAAAATGAGTTCTACAATTCGCATATTAATATATAATAGATTTTAATTTATTTTGTATTTATAAAGTTGCGCCCTCGACTA